GAATATGTATCTACTACCTCTAAACCATCGGAAGGTGGTAATCGTTTGGCGTTGCTGTCTGATGTTGCTGCTGGACTAGACCGTTTAAACAAGAACGATAGAGATTTATTAAGGATGCGCTATGCCGATGGTGGTATGGAGTTTGGTGCGCTCGCAGAATCCTACGGAACTACTGAGGAAGCCATGCGTAAGCGTGTCAAGCGTGCGCTAACCAAGTTACAAGACAGACTAGGTGGCGAGGCTCCAGTGTGGCGTGGTCGCAGGCGCATACGCAGCAACGCAGAAGCAAGGGCAGAGATTAGAAACCAAGAGGAGCAAGAATGATTTATCTTTGGCATTACTACAACAGATTGAAGTGTTTGTTTGGCTCCCATTTTTGGATTGGCACACTGGCAGGCGATGGCATTGACGACCCAGTTGAGTTTTACTGGTGTATGACTTGCGGTAAAGAACAGTTAGACGACCCATACGAGGAGCAAGAATGATTATCGGACTGAGCGGTTATGCCCGCAGCGGTAAAGATACAGTTGCGGAGTTATTAGTTTTGAATTATGAGTTTAAACGGGTGGCGTTCGCTGATGGCATAAGAGATGCGTTGATTGCGCTGAACCCAATCCTTCACGATGGCTATCGTCTTAACGAAATAGTCAAGATGTATGGGTGGGAAGTAGCCAAGAGTAAAGATGAAGTGCGCCGTTTGTTACAGGTCATGGGCACAGAAGTGGGGCGCAAGTTAATCCATGAGGATGTGTGGGTGTGGCGTTTGTTTAACAGCATAAACACTGATGAGCGTATTGTTATACCTGATGTTCGCTTCCCTAACGAAGCAAGAATGATTGAACAGAATGGTGGAGAGGTGTGGCGTATAAACAGACACAACCATAAACCAGTCAATGACCACATCAGCGAACATGCTATGGATAATCACATGTTTAAACGCGTTGTGTATAACGATGGAACTTTAGATGAATTGGCGGATGAAGTATTCATGTTGATGAGGCATGCGTTTAAACTATGAGCGATGATGATTTTGCTGAGCGTTTTAGTTTGCTACATAACGCAGTGATTCAGAAGTTTGTACAGAAGATTGAGTACTCAAAGATTACAGAGAAAGATGAGTGGTCTAAGGGTTTAAACACTGGACTTGACTGGGCAATCCGAGTTATTACTGGCGATAAATCTGCTTCTTAAATAGAAAAACGCCCGCAATCTGTGACTGGATACAGACCTGACGAAAGGAATTTTGCGGGCGTTCTCTGTTCTTAGTATACCCTATCTCTGCCAATTAGGTAGGGCGATTTCGTTGAAGCCCCACCCGCGTGCCTTGCGGATGAACCTTCTGCGGTAAGGGGTAGTGCCTCCCCAAATCCCGTATCGTTCATGAACTAAGCCCCACTCCAAGCAGGCTTCCTTTACTGGACAGTTACCACATAGCCGTTGAGTTATGTATTTCTCCTCGGATAAATCAAACTTCTCTTGTGCTGGATAGAACACTTCAGTATCCAAACCAGCACACTTGGCAAGTTTAAACAGTGTTGGGTTGTACCTGAAGGTGTATTGAATTGTTCCATCAGCAAGCATCTTTTCTTTTACAACCTTATGAAATCTTGGAAGTGCTGGCATAGCCTGCTCCTGTCAAGTATTCCCAAATTGTTGCGACTAAGACATCAAGGTTGACTGGTCGTACCACAACTGGTTCAACCTCAGCATTATATGTCATGCTATTTTTAATCAGGTGAATCTTTACACCCAATAACATTTTTTTATATTCCTCATCCATCAGTAGAACCCCCTTGATAAGTTTGAACCGAGAGCCTTACAGATATTGCCCCCGTATTTTCGTTGAATGTATGCCAGTCCTGCCTCTACCTGTACGAAGCCGTTGTCTGTGCGTTTAAACCCAACTGACCTCCATGTGCTTGGCATGAACTGTGCGATTCCATACGCGCCTGACTTGCGATTGAGTGAGCGTGGATTCCAATTACTCTCTCGTGTCCATAGCGTGTACAGACATGACCATTGCTCCAACTTGCCCATCTGTGTGAGCATGTCTACTGCGTAGCGTTGGTATTCATTCTCATAGAAGGCGACCACAGTGCCAGCGATATGTCCTCTGTCCGTGAGGTTAGATACTGGCACATGTCCCTTGTCAAAGAACCTGTCGTCTATTGCTACCGATGCGGTAACAAGAAGGAAGATAGCGACTAATCGTTTAAACATTATGCGACCTGCTCCTGCTTGGCGCTGATGTTTCTGATGAGTGTGAGTAGATATTCAGGGATGTCTGTGTCATACCCTTCATCATCTGACTTACCAACCAGCACGATGTTGCCTACTAGGTGAGGCGTGTTACCGAATAGGAATGAGATTGCGCTACCCAGTGGATTAAGTGGCGAGCCTTTGAGCAAGCCTTCATCATCTACATAGGCGCATCCAACCTCTACCCCGTTGTAGTCATACAAGCGCACCGCATCAATGATTCCATTGACCGATGTTTGATAATCAAGGAGTTGTTTAAACACTTTCTCCTCGTGTGTGCCATCGGGTTTGATGACCACACCTTTGGCTGCCTTAGTCATTTTCCTCCTCCTCCTCCTCCATGTCGTATTCGTCATCGTCATCCTCATCCAAGGATTTCATTAGGTCGTTGATGCTTGGTGCTTTGATGTCGTCATCACAGATTTGTCCGTGAGGTACGACAGTGTTAGAGATAGTGCCACCGCATGCGCCACATTTGCTCATGAGTTTAGCCCTTCCATCATTTGATTTAGTTCTGCGTAGGATAACTTACTGCTAATCCATTTGCAACCATCTTTAGTTGTTGCGTTCTCAAGTCCAGCAATATGTACCCAATCACGATATGGCTTGGCTCCGTTGTATGCCTTCATGAATAGCGTGGCTGATAGATACAACGGGTAATCGTTGTTAATCCACAGCGCACAGTTCCAAGTTTCGTAATTTTTCCAGCCTTCATACATGTTTAAACACCTGCCTCCAGTTTCCTGAGTTGTTCGCGGATTTTTTCTAAGCGTTCTGCTCTTGTTGCGTGATTGCGTAGCCCTAGTTTGGCGCACTCCTCACGATAGAGAGTTACATATTCCTCTCGGTAGCGTTCCACGAGTTTGCTCTTTGCTCTGCTCTGAGCCAGCGCGTGGGGTGGTCGTTTGCGTGGTGTCTTTGTATCGCTCATTAGAATGGGCGCTCTACCATTGTGTTAATCTGCTTACGCATGTCGCTGATGCGAGCGCGGAGGTGTCTATTCTCTCGCTCAAGTCTTGCGTTTGCGATAGCACTGTAAACCAATAGGAATACAGCGCCACTTAGTGCGATTGTAACTGCGATGATGTCGGTGAACAGCATCTTATTTTCCTTTCGTTAGGTGTGGCATTGTTGCCACTATCTGATAATTACATAAACATATTTTAAAGTCAAGGATTGTTGCCTGGAATTTTAAATTATTTTTTTGTTTAAACTTTTGTAACAACATCTTCCAGGTCTGGTCATACTTCTGTTTAAACATTGGTGTATCTACAATGTGCGCACAAAAAGAAAACCCCCGCCGCAGCGAGGGTTCTCTTAGTTTAAACAACTAGAAGGCTAGTTCCTCCTCTTGGTTCCAGTACTTATCCCACTGAGAGTCACGATAGTTCCAGTTACCTGAGTATCGTGTCGGCTTGAAGGTTTCGTACTCAATGATAGCGCCGTCACGCACCTTGAAGTATTCGCCCTCGGCTGCTGCGTATTTCCAATCTAGTTCAGAGTCAAGCATGATGGCAGCGTTCTCTACTGTGTCCTCGGTTGAGCCATACACAAGCGAGCCTGTGTTTGTCTGACCAATCCACAGCGGTGATGAATTGACACGCGCTAGGTGTAGCGTGCGTGCGTTGTCTTGCTCAATCCAAGCCAGCGCTGCGGTGCCTTTCATCTGTGGCAGTACTTGCCAAGGTTTAGCGTTACTGAAAGCGAGCAATGCGGTTACTGCTTCACTGTCAACTTGCGCAACGCGAGGAATGTTGAGCAGTTTAAACAACTCACTGTCGTTGCTGACATGTCCGTTGTGAGTAAGCACGATGCGCCCACGAGGAATGGGGTGGTTGTTGCTGTTGTTTGATGGCGAGCCTTGCGTTGCCCACCGAGTGTGAAGGATGGCGGTGTTAGCGCCAGCGCATAGGTGCTGACCGCTGCGCTTGACGAAATCGGTAGCACACAAGGGAGCCTTGCGGATTACACGCTTTCCGTTTGTTGGGTTGATATACGCCACGCCCGTAGCATGGTAGCCACGATGCTCAATATCAAGGAGCATCTGCCCTGCTAGGTCGGCGGTGTTAACACGCTTGGCGTGCTTGGGGTCTAGGCAATAGCCTGCGATTCCACACATTAGTTAGTTTCTCCAGTCTGTTAGGTTGTTGAGTGGTAAGTATACCATGTTAGATACATCCAGCACAATCAGAGCGCAAGCAGTCGCCACATGTAATCATGTTTAAACTGTAATCGTCTGACCATACACATGTTGGTTGATGTGGGTCGTAGAATGATTCGCCACAGTTTAAACACTGGTTGTTTGAATTGTAGCGTTGGGTAGAGGTGGTCATTTTATTTACCTCCACTGGTGCGTGCTTTGTACAGCGCCCAAACAAGGAGCGCTACCAATACCAGCGCGGAGCCGTTGATGTATTCCATGGTGTTACCTTTCGTCTGTTTAAACAGTGGCACCGCCTTGGTACCACTAGCGCCCGCCGTAGGAATCGCACCTACGCACGCCCACTAGGGGCGGGCTACCGCTTAGCGGTTGAGTAATTCCTCCGCTCTGCCCTTGAGGTAGGTGGCGGTATCT